ACGATTGCAACATCACCTGCAATAAAATCACCTGGAATACACATATGTCCAGTTCTTTGCTGCCATTCATACCAAGCAACTGTTGCTCTTTTGTTTTGTTTGAAACCATATCTAAGCTTTGCTTCTTCATCACAAAGCATTTCAAAGCTTCTGTTAGATACATCTGTATTATATCCTTTATGTATCTCTAACATTTGTACACCCAATAATTGTTTTATTTTGTCCCAATCTGGTTTCTTTTCAAATGGTAATGTATGGGCTTCATTACTTGTCTTCCATATTATCAACTCGTACATCTTTCTTTCCTTTCATTATTTCACTTCTAATAAACTTTAAATAATGCTCCACAATATCTGCGGCAGCACCAATAAAGTATAAACACCATATTGCTGCCGAAAGCATAGCTACCAAAATATATTTTAAAAATTTAAAAAACTTCGGTATCACCCCTTCGACATTTGTGCGTAGACTTTTAGCTTTCTCTTTGATAACGCCAATCATATATACCTCTTTTCGAATCATTATTTCTTTCTTTAGTCAGCTCTCTCATCAAGGGAGAGCTACGCCTTGCTTGATCCTCATAGTGCAAGGCAACTATGTGTTTACAGAACGCATAGGGAGAAACCACCTTGACATCAAGATGTAACTAACTGCGTTCCCTAGGATTCTTTAAATCGTATAATCCAATAATTTTTTTGACTTTATCGTAAACAGAATAAGCATCTATTTTTTTAGTATCTAAATAAACTAATGCTTCTTGTTCTAGCATATACCTGTGTAATACTTTTTCTAGTATTAATACTTCTTCAGAACTTAGTATTATGCTGACTAACTTTCCATTCGTATCTAGCTTCTTCGGCATTATCTATATGCTCCTGTATATCCTGCGGTAGCGTAATACCACACGCAGTTATTCTTGCTAGAAACTCCTGTTGTTCTATCTTGCATTCAGCATAGTCAAAGTGAGCTTTATCTAGCTCGTCTTGGATTGTTTGTTTGTATCTTCCCATCTTTGTTTTCTTTCTAATTGTTGCATTTCTATTTCTTGTCTTATTGCTCTATTGATTTCATCAACCATAGATATATGTTCTTTCATCAGAACAATACCATAGCCAATCATAAATGCAATTATTAGTAGTATAATAAATGTCATTAGTTCCACCATTTCTTGTCAGTTTCTTCACGTTTAACTACCTTGTATGGTAGCTGAACAGTCTTTGGCATATACTTTGCAACTGCAAAACAAAGTCCCAAGACTATTCTTATTGGTAACATAATTGCAAACCAAATCCATTTGGCAGCAACATTCATCAACCAATTCTGTATCTTATGTAGCATATCTACTCCTTTAGTTTCTTGTGTACTCATATAACTCCAATCTTATTTTCTTATCAGCAGGTGTATTATGATTATACAATCTTTCTAGATTTACTATAAAATCATTTCTACTACCTTGGTTCTTTAATTTAGCTGAGAAGTTTTTAAGTTTCTTTTCAAACGTCTTCCAACTAAATTTAGGGTGCTGCATAAGAACTATCATAGCCAATACAAAAGATCTTTTCTTATAGTATTGAAAGTATTCACCTACTTTGTTTATAGATCTAGCCCAAGTCTTACCTTGTTCTAGATTCTTCAAAGTAAACTTACCATCTTTAAACTCTTTAAGTTCTTTACTAGCACAATAACCTTTGTCATTTAGCATAGCTATACATTCTGACAATCCAAACTCATAAGTTCTATGAAACCATTCTAGTAACTCATAGTCGTGATTACCTAGTTTAACGTGGGACATTAGATATTCTGTAAGTGTCCATTTTCGTGCTACCGAATTTAGTTTACGTACATCTTCTAATGTAACATTGTCTTTTACAATGTATAATATTGGTCTACCTACAATCTTGTAAGCTTCCAATCTATGTTGTCCTTCAACAACATTCATCTTTTCATCTACAATAATAGGTACTTGCAAATCTTTTTCTTTAATAGATTCTACAAGTCTTCTTACGTGTAGTTCAGTTATAGCTCTATTACCTTTTAGGTATTTAAATAGACTATAGTCTGTTGTTTTATATATTTTATTCTTATCCATTTATTCCTCCTTATAGGTTTATGAATTTCGGCAGCAACGCCAGTGGGTTTACAACGCCGAACGATAAGTCGTTTTGTACTTTAGAACCATTCTAAAATGCCAATAACGATAAAAAAAACCCAGCGTCTATTACAACGCTGGGCTTTGTATATAACTACTTACCAAGTGCTTCCTTGATTCTAGCTATATTGTATTGTTTCATCTCATCAGAAACATCTTTAACTGCACCTGCCTGTTTACTTTTGGGAATAAACTTCTTCTCAAAAGCAACTTCATATGCAAGGTGTAGTTCATTAACAATCGTTTCTGCTCGATTGATATTCAACTGCTGAGCATCACGTCTGAATATAAGCTTATCTACATTGAGCTTAGATATCTCATTACCAACATCTTCTCTCAATGCATTTTCCATAAGCTTCATAGTCTTATCCAATGAATTATTACATTGTTCCAAATGTCTTTCAAAACAACCAATAATAGAATTGGCATTCCATTCAGCAATCATAGCCCAATCTTTTTCTTGGGCAAATGGTGTTATCATTGTTCCAAACAATTTCTTAACACCTTCTTTGATATCAACAGAATCTAAGACATCAGACATAGCATCTAGTCTTGAATCTGAATAATCAGCACTATTTACTTCACTAGCTAACATATATTCCTCCTTTCACTAGAGTATTTAACTCACTATCAACTTCAACTACCTTAGTAGTATCACCTTTGATAGTAGCTTCTTCTTTCAAGCTATATAACTCGTTAACTCGCTTCTTATTAGCTTCGTCAACTATTAGCTCATAGTATTTAACATAGTCCATAATAACCTCCTTGTTTAGACTAACGTCCACATAACGTGGTAGCGTACATCAACCGAGGGGGTTACCGCAGGGCAATGCGACAAGTGGATCGCACACTATCTAGTGCGTCCATCTTGTTGCATTGAGGCAACAGCCGACCTGCAAGGGGGAGTCCTTGGTATGATAGCGTATCACGTGTGTGTGGGGGGACCCATAGCATAAGGAGTAATCTACATATTACATATGTGATTACGACTGGTTCGTACCTTTGTTAATGCAAAGTACGAAATGCGTATGGGGTGTATGCCCACAGACAAATGCTTCCTGCATTTGGCGAGGACATTCCTTTTTGCCGAAGGCAACCATATATAGTATTGTGAGTATAACGAACAACTAAAGTGCTGTATTTGTTCTTGACACGTAGCATTTTTAAAACTACGTACAGTTAAGGGCAGAATATAATTAGTTATGAAAGATGATCTTACAGACAAGCAAAGACAGCTCGTTGATACTATCGTAGCAACTGGTTGTAGTATAAAGGAAGCTGCTGAAAAGGCAGGATATTCAAGCAAAGGAAGTAAAGAGGCAGCGAGAGTAAGTGCTTCTCGCACACTACGTTTACCAAAGGTACAGAGTTATATGCAACAAAGAATTGCACAAACTCTAGGACTTGGTGCAGTAAGTGCGAGTAAAAGACTTATCGAGCTGTCGACTGGAGCTAGAAGTGAATACGTACAGCTAGAGGCAAGTCGAGATATTCTCGATAGGGTAGGTCTAAAAGCCCCAGATAAGATCGCCCATAATCTACAAGGCGATATAAAGATTAACATAGACTTATCGTGAGGCGTTGGTACGCACACCCACGCTATAATTCGCCAGAATTAGAGGGGGTGGGCGAAACCCACCAGCCTTGGCTGACGAGGCGAGTGCAACAGACAATAAGGTCTTAAAAGGTACATATGGCAAGAGCTAAGTTTAAAGATGTAGCAATACACGAAAGAATCCCAAAGAAGACTAGCATAGGGCGTAGACCAAAAAAGTCTTCTATGAATAAGCATAAAAAGAGATCTTGGAAAGCTTACAACAAACAAGGACGTTAGTGCGTTTCAAATATTTTTTATTTTATATAGGTTAGATCCTTTCAACTTAGGAGGATATATGAACTATAAAGTAAGAATATGGAATAACGATACTTTGAAAAAAGAATTGGTATATTCCGCAGATAATGATATACAAGCAATACAGATGGCTAGTGCAGCAACACCAGATGGTTGTAGATCAACATATGAATTAACAAAGGAGAAAGAACCATGTATGGAAAAAAATCCTATGGAAGCAAATCAAAAGGAAGCGGTCTAACAAAAAAACAAAAGACACTTCCTCCTGCTTTAAAGAAAAAGATAATGGCAGCTAAAAAAAAGAAAAAGTAAATGGCTACCAAAGCAGAAAGAAAGCATATGGATAGAGTAGCTCAACTTGGTTGCTATGTATGTAAAGCACCTGCTACTCTACACCATATTAGAAATAATGGAAGTGGTAATGTTGGTATGGGTAGAAGATCCAGTCATTTTGAAGTAATCCCTTTATGTTATGAACACCATCAAGGTAATACAGGAATACATCTAGATAAAAAAAATTTTGAAAACAAATATGGTACAGAAAAAGAAATACTAGAAAATGTATTACTTATGGTAGAAACAGAGCTATGTCGTTCCTCAATAATTTAAGTTTAAAAGATCGTAGAAGATTACGAACAATAGTTAAAGCAACACATTTAAAACATTATCCTACACATATGATTACTGACTATGAAGCAGATAAGTTAGTAGAAGCTTTTGGCGAGGAAACCTTATACAAGATGCTAAAAGCAAATGTAGGAACTAATGTCGATTAATTTTAAATATAAACCAGATGGTCAAACTCTAAAAGAGTTTATGAAGTCAGATGACTTCTTTAGAGGATTACGTGGTCCAGTAGGTTCTGGTAAATCAGTATCTTGTTGTATAGAAATATTTAGAAGATCTTTATTACAACAAAAAAATCCACAAGGTGTACGTAAATCTAGATGGGCAGTAATAAGAAATACAAATCCACAGCTGCGAACAACAACAATTAAAACTTGGTTAGATTGGTTTCCAGAAGATACCTGGGGTAACTTTGCATGGTCTGTTCCTTATACACATAGAATATTAAAAAATGATCTAGATATAGAAGTTATATTTTTAGCATTAGATAGACCAGAAGATGTTAAGAAACTATTATCATTAGAGCTTACAGGCGTTTGGATAAACGAAGCTAGAGAAATACCTAAATCAATTATTGATGCTTGTACAATGAGGGTAGGTAGATACCCTTCTATGAGAGATGGTGGTGCTAGTTGGTATGGAGTTATTGCAGATACCAATGCACCAGAAGAAGATCACTGGTGGGCTATAATGTCTGGTGATGTTCCTGTACCAGATCATATTTCTAGAGAAGAAGCTCTTATGTTAATTAAACCAGATAACTGGAGTTTCTATTCACAGCCATCTGCTATGCTAGAAAAAAAAGAAAATAATATGACCATAGGATATGATCAAAATACTTTGGCAGAAAATAAAACTAATCTTACAGATAAATATTATGATAATATTATTAGAGGTAAAACAAAAGGTTGGATAGATGTTTATGTATTAAATAAACTAGGATCTATTGAAGAAGGTAAACCTGTATATCCAAACTTTAAACAAGAACTACATTGTTCTAAAGAAGATCTAATACCAAACAAACATCAAACAATATATATTGGAGTTGACTTCGGACTCACACCTGCTGCTGTATTTGGACAAAGACTTCCTACAGGCAGATGGATATTATTAAATGAGCTTGTATGTTTTGATATGGGTGTAATTAGATTTTCTGAATTACTTAGAACTGAGATAGCTAAATACTACAAAGGTTATGAAGTAGATATATATGGAGATCCTGCTGGAGATTTTAGATCACAAACAGATGAAAGAACACCTTTTCAAATTATGAGGCAATGTGGATTGAAAGCTAAACCTGCACCATCTAATGATGTAGCTCTAAGAATAGAAGCTGTAGACTCAGCTCTATCTAGACTACTAGATGGTAAGCCAGGATTCTTGCTAGACAAAAAATGTGTAAACTTAAAAAAAGGTTTTAATGGTGGCTATCATTATAGAAGACTACAAGTATCTGGAGATAGATATGATGAGAAGCCATTAAAGAATAGATACTCTCACGTACATGATGCTTTACAATATTTAATGATGGGAGCTGGTGAAGGTAGAACTATACTAGCAGGTCAGAAGACAAGTAAAAATATTATAGCTAATAGAGAGTGGGACGTATTTAAAACTAAAAAACCAAAGCAAAGGAAGGTATGGGATCTTTTCAGAAAGAATGGTTGATATATTTTTATCAAGCAGAAAACTATGAATATAGTGATTGGTTATATTTTTTAAGAACAGGTTTTAAACATTGTGGTGGACTTACCTATAATGCAGAAGCAGATCAATGGGTACACCTTGAATTTACACACGCAGGTACAAAGCTATCATTTCTATCAAAAGATGAAGTAGAAGATATACTTGGCTTTCTAAAACAATACAAAGTATTAAGATGTCCAGTCAAAGATGATTGGAAGCTGCTGCGAATAAAAGATATTACCTGTGTATCTTGGATAATGAGATTAATTGGATTCTATAGATGGTGGATCTTTACACCTTATCAGCTTTATTGTGCGTTGATAAAAGCTGGATATAAGTCATTTTACGAACCAAAGGATCCGAACTATGACAAAAAAACCGAAAAAAATATCTGATATTGTTGATAAGATGAGAGATCTTCACGAACAAGAAGATGAGCTTATGAATAAAATATCTGATCTTCACCAAGAAGAAGATGATATGTTAGCTGAACTTGAAGAAGGTTATGGTAGTCTAACTTCTAAAGATATGGAAAATCTTATTGATGATGATTTTGATGATGACTTGGAGGACAGATAATGGGAGGCGTATTTAGTAAACCAAAAGCTCCACCAAGAAATGATGCTCTTGAAAGACAATTAGCTGCTGATAGAGCTGCTGAAGAAAAAAGAGCAAGAGATTTAGAACGTGAGTCCAAAGCTTATGCAACTAAAAAAGCAAAAGGAATCATAGGAGCTAGATCTTTGTTTGCTAGAGCTGGTGGTCGAGGCTTCTTTGGATAATGCGAAAAATCCACAAGAATCCAAAAGGAGGACTAACAGCAGCAGGTAGAGCATACTTCAAACGTAAAGAAGGTGCTAATTTAAAACCACCTGTAAAGCGTGGAGTAAATCCTAGAAGGATAAGCTTCGCAGCTAGGTTTGCAGGTATGAAAGGTCCAATGAAAGACAAGAAGGGTAGACCTACTCGTAAGGCATTGGCATTAAGAGCTTGGGGGTTTAGAAGTGTTGAATCAGCTAGAAACTTTGCTAACAGGCATAAAAAGAAAAAGTAAATGGCAACAGCAAAAAAAACAAATCCTGCATTATGGGCTAGAGCTAAAGCACAAGCTAAAGCTAGAATGGGTGGTAAACATTCTGCAAGGGCTATGCAACTGGCTGTTAAGATTTATAAGAAAGCAGGTGGAGGCTATAGAGGTTCTAAATCTTCAAAGAATAAATTATCTAAATGGTCTAAACAAAAATGGAGAACAAGCAGTGGAAAAAAATCAGAAGGTAAAAGACGTTATTTACCTGATAAAGCGTGGAAAAGTTTATCTGCAAAAGAAAAAGCAGCAACTAATAGAGCTAAAGCAAAAGGCTTTAAAAAAGGTAAACAATTTGTTAAACAACCTAAAGGGATAGCAGCAAAAACAAAAAGGTTTAGAAAGTAATGTTAAAAAAAATAATACCATTAGCACTTAAAGCTGGACTTATAAAAAAAGTAAATAAAAAGAAAAAAAAAATTAAAAAGAAAAAACCAATGAAAGTTAAATCTTCTATGTTTAAACAAAGATCTATTATTAATAGAGAAATAACTAATTCAAGAAATTTTTTTAAAAAGGATTATTAATGGATAAAGCAACAGCAATCATAAAACAATACGAAGAAGCAGTATCTATCAAAGATCATTGGAGAGAAAAGTTTGAAGAAGCTTATGAGTATTGTTTACCTAATAGAGAATCATTTTATGAAGAATCTCCAGGTCAAAGAAGAACAGATAAAATATTTGATGAAACAGCAGTAGTAGGAGTACAAGAATTTGCTAGTAGATTACAAGCTGGTATTGTTCCTACATTTGCTAGATGGGCAGACTTTCAAGCTGGTGTAGAAATACCAGAAGAACAAAAACCACAAGTTAATTTAGAGTTAGATCAAATAACAGATTATGTATTTGAAGTAATACAAAACTCTAACTTTAATCAAGAGATACATGAATGTTTTATGGATCTAGCTGTAGGTACAGGTTGTATGTTAGTAGAAGAAGGTGATGCAGTTAATCCTATAAAATTTACAGCAGTACCTTTACCTAAAGTATGTTTAATGAATGGACCAGATGGTAAAGTAGATACTATCTATAGAACTAGAAAAGTTAAACCAGAACATATAATGGTTCTATATCCTAAAGCTATTATGCCAGAAAATTTTGATTTAATGAGGCAGAAAGAATGTACAATTATTGAAGCTGTATATAAAATTTATGAACAGAATGTAGAAAAATATAAATATTGTGTTGTACTCAAAGAAATGAAAGCAGTTATCTTTGAAGAAATATA